GGGTGGAAGATGAACCTGACCAAAGAGTCACTTGAACAAGCCGTGATTGAAATAAAAAAGATAGTGGAAGAGAGGCAGAAGTTAATTGCGTTAAAGCCGACAAAGCTATTTATGATCCGCTATCCAGATGAAACAAAGGATGAGTTTAAACAGCGATGCGAGGATGCAAAAACGATAGCAAGCTCAATGCTGGAGGCGGGGAAATGAGCATATTTGGAGGCAATCCCGACAGAGAGGAAAGAGAAGCCACCGCTGAGAGACATAAATTCATACTCAGATTGCAAACCCAAAACGAAAAACTTAAAGCGAGGATCAGGGTGCTTGAGAAGGCGTTGGTCAAAGCGGACGAGGACTACGAGAAATTGAAGGAAAAGAAATGAATGATCCAACACTACGAGACTTATTTGCAGGGCTTGCGATGGCAGGCTACATCATGTCAGGAAAAGCGAATAACACGACCGTCATGGCACGCAGGGCATTTCACATAGCAGATCAGATGATGGAGGCGAGAGATGAACAAGAAGGAACGCAGGGAGATGATGCCGCAGACGGCTGAGTGGGTGGATGAGATCACAAAAGTATTTGGCCCCCCTGCCGCTATCAAGGCGGAGGAAAACGGACACAAGATCGACTGGAAGAGTAATGACGAAAGACGAGCGAAATTATCTGGGAAGGGTGGCTGACAAAAATATTGTATAATTGAGCAACTTTTCTAAATTGGTGTTTTATGAAAAATTGCTCAATAATTAATTGCAATAATTATTATTATGCTAAAGGGTTTTGTTCTATGCATTATCAGAGAGTTTTGAATACTGGTTGTTTTGAAAAACGAGTATTCAATGAAATATGTTCTGTTAATGGATGCCTTGGATTACACAAGGCAAAAGGTTTATGTATTAAACACTACACAAGAATGATTAGAGGCGGAACCCTAAATACATCTAGGGTTGTTGGCAATGACGAGAAGAGAATGATTGCTAACTCCAAGGAGTCATCCAGTGGCTGTATTGAGTGGGTGAAATTCAAGAAGCTAGGGTATGGTGTTGCTGGATTTAATGGGCGAATTGAGCAAGCACATCGTGTGGCGTGGATTATTAAAAACGGCCCTATACCAAAAGGAATGCAAATAAATCATATTTGTCATAATCGCGCTTGTATAAAGATAGATCATTTATACCTAGGAACGCAAAAAGAAAATATGCGTGACATGGATATGTCTGGTAGAAGAAATAAAACTTTTGGCATAAATAATGGAATGGCAAAACTAAATAATGATTTAGTTAAATTAATTCGCAAAGACAAGCGAACAAACGCCGCAATTGCAAAAGATTTTTCTGTAAGCAAATCTTTAATTAGCGCAGTTCGCAGATTTTTAATTTGGACGCACGTATGAACAATAAACTAACAAAGAAAGAATACGCGCACATTGGGAGTGTCAAAGAGTTGCCTTGCTCAGTGTGCGATTCGCCACCGCCAAGCGATGCTCACCACGTTAAGCAGCACCGTCAATACGTCTGTATTGCCTTGTGTAAAGACTGTCATCAAGGGTCTTTTAACGGAATACACGGTCAAAAACGGATGTGGCTGATCATGAAGATGGAAGAGATTGACGCCCTAAACGTCACAATTGAAAGGCTTTTAGGGGTCTAAAAAATATTTGCAGAAAGGTGTTGACAGGTCTATTTGTTTCACTTAAAGTTACATCACTCGCAGCAATCAAGCGGCGAGGACAGTGAAGGAAACAAAATGAACAACGACCTGCAAACGAATTCGATAGACACCCTTGGCTCACTCTTGGCTCAGATCGCTGATCTGACCAAACAGGCGGACGCGATTAAAGACGGCATCAAGGATGTGGCTTCACTCGGCGGTGCCAAGGTTGTCGAGGGCGCGATGTTCAAGGCTACTTATATCGAGTCCAACCGCTCGGTAGTGGATTACAAGTCCCTGCTCAAGGATTGCGGAATTGGCGCAGACAAGATTTCAGAATACACCAAGACCACCGCAGTGTTCTCAGTCAAAGTTACCAGCCGCTAAACAAAATGGGGGCTTCTGCCCCCTCAGGAGATGAAAATGAACGACGAACTTGAAACTAGCATTAAAACCGCAGACGGCGTATCAGTGTCGGTATCGGAATGGGACAACGGTGGCGCGTGGATAAATATTATGCAACGTCACGGTAGCATGTATACCGGCCTGACCCGCGCAGAAGCGGAGCAACTGGTTTCGGGATTGCAGGCTATTTTGGCGAAGGCAGCAGCATGAGCGCGGGATGGTATGAGGATGGGCGTTACATGACGCAGGGAATGCAGGTCAGTGCTGCGCTAGGGCAGGCTCTGGCGCGAGATACAGACCCCGACACTAGTCACGCCGCAGCGGAAGCTGTAAACGCACGAGGGCTGTGCGAGATCATCTACAAAGTGATCGCAGGATATCCAGATGGCTGCATCGCAGACGATGTTGAGGCTGCTCTACCGCACATCCTGAGCCACAGCCTGACGCCGCGTTATAAGCAGATGGTGGACGCGGGAATGATCGAAGTCACAGGCGAAAAACGCAAGGGAGACTCAGGCCATTATCAACAGGTAAGGCGAGTGCTGACGCCCCCGTTCCAGCCGCCAGCAAAGCGGTCTCTGGCTACCCGCAAGGAACTGGTGAACGCGCTTGAGGATATGGTCAACGTGTTTGCGATGTATCGCATCATGAGCGTGCAGGAGATGGAGACTATCGACGCAGCTAACAAAATATTGAGGCGGACATGAGCGAATACGACAAGGGCTTCAAAGAAGCTGAGGAATGGGTTGTGTCTATGATCAATCAATACTGCGGACTCAAGGTCAAGACCGTGGCTGACCTGATCGTTTACGTAAATCATCTGCGTGAGAAAGAACTGGAGAAAAAGAATGCATCATAGAGCGCGGACGCCGTTCAAGATTGTGCAGGAAGCCAGACACCAGCGTGAGCGATTCGGCAGAGCATACTCAGTCATTGCCGCGCACTACGATGTGAGCATGTGGACTGTGCGCGACTGGTGCGAGTATCGGACGCGGGTGAGCAGATGATTGAATTCGGGGATTGCCGCGAAGAGGAGAGCCAAACATATCACCCTGCAACCCCGATCTTCTAATGGCTTTTATCTTCATCCCTGTACTGTACCCCTGTACTGTACCTTGTACTGTTTTTCCCACTACTCTTTGGTGGAAGGAACGCAGCCATCCTTACAGAATGAACTGAGTTCCTTTAACACTACTCCTCGGAGCCAAGTGTACGCGCGAGACGTTCGGTCAGAGGCTCTAGCTTCGCCACCTCATCTGCTCTCTCAGACCTTTCCCACAGCAGCAGATATCCGCCACCCCTGTCGTTGTTGTCCCCGACGAGTGACCGGCTTCAAAAGAAAAACCCTTACGGCTGGGTTTCAGGTCGCGGCGGTGTAGGCAAATATCGCTAATGAAAATATCTGCTTCCACAACCGAAACCCATGCGTAAGGGTTCGATCATTAGCAACATCTGTCCGCCACCACAACGGACTGCCCTTTTGAGGCAACTGGATTCTAGGCGTGTCATTCCGTGTTTGCAAGTATCTGGGTGTATATACACATCATTGGACTGTATATCGGTAGACAGGGGGGCGGTATTTTAGGTAGCAAAATGACCCCTAAAATAGTTGTTGACAAGCCGAATCGTTTAACTTAACCTTGCCTCACTGTCGAGTGACAGGATAGTGAAGGGGAAGCGAAATGGAACTGTTCAACCGCGATGGAAAAGAATTTACCGGCACACCCGAAATCAACGAGAAAGGCAAGCCCTACACGCAGGTAGCCATCACCTGCGACCGCTGTCACGTTATCGGCGGTCAGCGTCTTTGGATCATGGGGATCGAGAACAACCGCCCTTACAGCAAGACTGGGTTTGAATGCTGGACTTGCGGCAACACGGGTGTTCGCAAGATGGTGGACGACCGCCTCTACACCGCCGAAGAACTGGCAAAGATCAATGCCGCTGCTCAGAAGCGTGCAACTAAGCGTTTCGAGGCAGAGCAGGCAGCAGCCGCCGCCAAAGCCGCCGAGCGTGTTATTGCCGAAGCTGACTACCGCGCCGTTAACGCAGACTTTCTGGCAAAAATCGCTACCTTGTGCGTTGGTGACGGTCAGGCGTTCTGGGATAGGCTGGCTGCCGACCTCCTGAACTGGCTCAGAGCGCCCACAGAGCGTCAGGCTGCTATGGTTGAGGCAGAGGTAGCCAAACGCGTTCAAAACGCGTCCAGCGCCTTCGTAGGGGCTGTGGGCGACAAGATTGTCTTGACGATCACGATTGAGCGCCTGATCCCGCTAGAGAGCCAGTTCGGGACGACCTACATCAACCTGTGCCGTGACGAACAAGGCAACGTCATTGTCTACAAGGGAAACTCAAACATTGGTGAGGTTGGCGAGACCGTGAATGTCAGAGCTACCGTCAAAGAACACGTTCTCTACAGCGGCGCGAACCAGACGGTGATTCAGCGTCCGAAGCTGGTATAAAAATAATTGCAAAAGGGGCTTGACCACCCCCTTTGTTTAACTTAATATCGCATCACGGTCGAGTGACCGGACAGTGAAGGAGAGCAAAATGAAAACGATGGCAGAACTTGAAGTGGAAAGTCCCGCAGAATTCCGCAATCCAGTCCGCACGCCTGAGCAAGAGGCAACGCTGGAAAAGATGCACGCCGAGCGCAAGGCGCATGAAGAGCAATACATGGCGATTGACGAGATCATTACCTCGTTTCTCAACCCTCCGATCCCCGTCCGCAGCATGGACTGGCAGGCAACGCGTAAGGGCTACGATGAGGGCGACCTGATCGGACGCGGCGCTACAGAGCAGGATGCGATTAACGATTTGCTTGAACAGGAGGGGCAATAATGGCTACTGCACAGGATGTAGAGGATCGCGCAAAGGAAATCGCTATCGAAGTCCTTTACGACGGGGACACGGACGAGTTTGAGCAATACATGAACGGGATGGAGAGCGAGGATATCAACAAGCCGCTGAAGGCTGCTCTGAAAGCGATTGCGAACAAGGGGCAGTGGAACAACAGCGGCTGGATGTATGAAGCCCTGCGTCATCTGGAAGAAGTCCGCAAGCTGGTGGAGCGCGAACAGACGCGAGACGTAGAGCGTTTTGAGGATCAGGCGCGTGAAGAACTTGGAAACGCCTTGATGCTGATAGACAAGGACTACTGATGCTGACAGACGAGGATTACGATGACGACACGCATCCCTGCCACATAAGGCTCAACGGCATGAGGCGCGAGATTGAAATCGGCTCTAAAAGCGGTGTCGAATACATTGCCCAAGTCGCGGAACACATCAAGAAAAGCTACTACTTGCTCAAGGCTTTCGAGAACGAGCAGGAAGCGGCCCATTTTTACCACGAAATGGAATTCAATCCACGGGGCAGGAAGCGGCTCATCAAAGTGAATAACCGTGTAGTGACGGTGCTGTTCGAAAAGATGGGGCATAAGTTAACAAAAAATGATTTGACCCCGTTCAAAAAGATCAATAAAATCAGCACAAGGGCGTTAGCTGTGTGATTCAGCGGCGTCCTCCCCGCTGGGGATTCTCGACGGGGAAATCTGTTCTAGCCGCGTCCCTCCCCGCGACGAAAACGCCGGACACAGTAACCGGCACCCCTACTACTTTGGGAAAAGGAACGGATATGTTCAAAACGCCTCAGGAACGCGCTATAGCCGCCAAAGCCCCGCAGAAAGGGGTGAGTGCCAAGAAGCCGCGTAAAGCCCCGCAAAAGGCCGCTATGCAAGGCGTAGACATAGACGCAGCCCACAAGAAGATGGGAAGGCCATCAGCCTACTCTGTAAACCTAGCAGCAGAGATATGTCTCAGGTTGTCAAACGGGCAACCATTACGCCAGATATGCATGGAAGAAAAGATGCCAGCGCAGGCGACTGTGTATGTGTGGTTGCTGCGCCACCCTGAGTTCGTGGAGATGTATGCACGCGCACGTGAAGATCAGGCTGATACTTTGGCTGACGAGATCGTGGCTATTGCAGACGAACAGCCAGAGATTATCCCTGTGATTGATAAGCGGACTGGCGAGTTGATTGAACACAAGCTGGACGGGGCTTTTCTGCAATGGCAGAAGAACCGGATTGATGCGCGGAAGTGGACGGCGATGAAGCTGAAGCCGCGTAAATATGGTGAGCGTGTGGCGTTAACTGGCGTTGAGGGCGGGGATGCAATCAAGGTCGATCACGGCATATTTGACGCCCTTTTGACCAACATTGAGCTAAAACGGCAGGTTGTGGAGTAATTGGTGCGGCGCAACACAGGGGCTATGACCCAAAAAAATGGGTTGAAATGCCGCCTTTATACCCGAAAGAACAACACATCATTGTGCAGCGCAACATGAGTGACTTGTCTGAGTTACTGCGGTCAGACGATGTCCGCGACCAGTATACAAAACTCCCCGCAGATTACCGCGCCGCTTTTGAGTGGCGCAGCAAGTGGATGATGACCGCGCATGACCACCAGATCGTGCCTGCTGGCGACTGGTGGGCGATCTGGCTGCTACAGGCTGGACGCGGTGCCGGTAAAACCAGAACGGCGGCAGAACAGATTGGCTGGTGGGCGTGGCAGATGCCGAAGACCCGCTGGCTGGTAGCCGCCCCGACAAGCTCAGACGTTCGCGGAACCTGCTTTGAAGGTGACAGCGGTCTGGTCAACGTCGTCCCGCCGCTGCTGGTCAGGGACTACAACAAGAGCCTACACGAAATGACCCTGATCAACGGAAGCCTGATCAAAGGCATTCCGGCCTCGGAGCCTGAACGGTTTCGGGGGGCGCAGTGGCATGGGGCTTGGTGTGACGAGCTTGCCGCGTGGGACTATTTGCAAGACGCATGGGATCAAATCATGCTGTCCGTCCGTCTCGGGAAGCAGACGCGGGTCATCTGCACCACAACGCCAAAGCCGAGAGACCTGATCGTCGAGTTGAACGGCAGGGAGGGTGACGATGTGGTGATCACCCGCGCCAGCACGCACTCGAACCTAGAGAACCTGTCGCCCACCTTCAAGAAGCAGATCATGCAGTTTGAGGGGACGAGTCTCGGCAGGCAGGAGATATATGCCGAACTGATTGACCCCGAAGAGTCAGGCATCGTGAAGCGCGACTGGTTCAAGCTGTGGCCCCCTGAGAAGCCGCTACCCAAGTTTGAATACATCCTCCAGAGCTACGACTGTGCGACTTCTGAGAAGACCGCTAATGACCCCACGGCGTGTATTACATGGGGCATTTTCAAGCCGCTGGATAGCCCGATGTCGGTCATGATGATCGACTGCTGGCAGGACAGGCTGCAATACCCTGACCTTAGGCCGAAGGTGATTGACGAATACAAGAACGTATATGGTACGGAGGAGGGCAAGAGTATTGGCGGGAAGAAGGTTGACCTGATCCTGATCGAAGACAAGTCAGCCGGTATCAGCCTGATCCAAGACCTGCAACGCGCTTACCTGCCGGTGCAGGCGTATAACCCGGGCCGCGCAGACAAGAACCAACGCCTGTCTATCGTGGCCCCGATCATCAAGTCAGGGCGGGTGTGGATACCGGAGAGCAGCAGCCGCAAGGGATACGTCAGGGACTGGGCGGAGGGCTGCATCAGCCAGATATGTGCGTTCCCCGACACAACGCACGACGACTTCTGTGACGCGGCGAGTCAGGGCTTGCGCTATCTGCGAGATGGGGGATGGTTAGACATCGACCCTGAGCCGCGCTATGATGACGACGATTACCTAGACGAGACGCGCCAGTCGCGGGGAAACCCTTATGCCCAGTAAACTTGAGATGCTTGCGGAGTTGGCGAAGAAGGGCATAAGCCTTACGAAGGGGGCTGGCAGGGTTCCTGCTCTGGTCAACAAGATATCCGATCCGGCAAAAACTCAAGTCCTGCCTATGCCCAACCGCTGGTTCCTTGAGCCTGACAAGTTTCCTCATGTCCAGCCGCTGGTGGAGAAGGTTCTCAAAGAGAACAATATGCAGCGCGGCGACTTCTTCAGTGGCGCGTTCGTTGACCCGAAGACGGGCAAGATTCTGGACTTCAACGTCATGAAGGATGTTGGTGTGGTCATTGACCCTGCAACCAACAGGCCGAAGATGTCTGGTCTGGGTTCAGATATTGGCAGCTTCATGGACATCCCGCAGTCAATGGGGCCGCAGACGAAATCCAATCTTGTCCGCAAGGGGTTGTTCAAGACGGTGGGTGGTGATCCGCTGTTGAACGACATTAACTTCTTGGCGACCGTTGAGCGCAGTGGTGCGGGGCATCAGTATGGGCTGGGAACGGAGTATGCAACGCCGACAGAAATGCTGAATACCATGAGTGGCGACAATCCGACATTGCGACCGCATAGTAGGGGAGACCTGTTTGGCGTGGGCGATGTTGTCGGGAAAATCGTTACACCTAGAGGGACACCGACAGACGTATACGAATCGCTTTTCATCGCGCCGAGTGGCTCTGACGTAGAGGGCGTAAAGCTGCACAAGAAGAAAGGCGGCGCAGTCTCGCAGGACGCCATGCGCTTGGCGGTCATGAACCAGAAGGTGCAGAAGAAGGCTGTGGGTGGTGCTCCTTTAAATGTAATTGCAAAAACTATTACTGCGCGCAATCGTGCTGAGGCAGGGAATAAAGCCGCGCAATTAATAGCAGCTTCTCCTCAGTCGAGGATGTCAGAGGCGCTGGGGAATTTGAATAAAGAGGGGCGCGGCACCGTAATGACGACTCAGGCTGACCGCACTAAGGTTGGCGGAGGAAATATCGGAGGCGCTTCATTTCCCGCGTTGTCTGCGGCAGACCCATTGTATGCAGGTAAAACTTGGGGCGTAATGGATGAGGGGACTGCAAGTCGATTAAAGAACCTAACATCTCCAGACATTGTTTGGTCAACCATGCTTGGTTCTGCAACGCAACTCAAGACCAATCCAATCGTGTTCGCTAAGTTGGAGCGTCAATTCAGGAATGCCTTGAAAGAGGGAAAACTGTCTCCTGATCTTGAGGCAAGGATTAACCAGAACCTTGCTTTGTTTATGGGCGAGGGTGCAAACATTCGCGATCCAAATATTTGGAAGGGAATTGACTCATTTGAAAAGAGGGCGGCTATGGCTGACCTGATGATGGGTCAGGGGCTTGCGCCAAAGAAGGGCGGGGTTGCTTTGGGCGGGGAGAAGAGTGGCAGGGGAGTGATCTTCAAGCCAACCGACACGCTGATCAAAGAAACCGATCCCAATTTAGTGCATTCAGAGCATGGCGGGGATATACCTACTTTTGCTGTTGGGCCTAGACTTTTCTCAATTGAGAAAGAATCGACGTATCGTCCAGACTTGCACCCCGGGTTCCCAACGCTGTTGAGTGGCGAGGATTACGGTTATAACGTCTTGCCTGTGCCAACTGAGATTATGCTTCCCAAGTGGCATGAGAAATTCAAAGCAGCAAATCCAGAAAGATACCCGCCGTTTAAGGCTGAGGCTCAGGGTGGGCCGGGGTATTATGATCTGGCGCTGGGCGTGAAGGGCGAGGGTCTGCCAAGTCAGGAAATAACGGAAGAATACCTCACGCACTTGCAGAAACATGGATTTAAAGACGGCGGCGCTGTCCACATGAAGGACGGCAAGCTGGTCGATGAGTTGATCAACGAGGCGAAGAAGAAGCAGGAAGCGCCCGTCAATCCGTTCAGGATGCCGACAGAGAAGCAGTCGCAGTATGAGAAGGACATCCGCCAGAACATGGCGAACCAGCAGGAAGCGCGGGAAAGGCTGTTTAGCGACCGCATCCCGTCAAGTGTTGGTGAGGCCAAAGACAAGGCCATAGGATTGCTGCAAGGCGCTGGTGGTGCGTTGGCGGGGTATGGCTCTCAGGTTGCTGGGGGGGCTGGGGATATCGCATCTCTTTATCAAGAGTTTAAGCCTGAATCATTTCCTGACCTGCCTTCTAAGGTTCAGGCGCTCCCTACCACTGAAGACATACAGGATTTGCTGCGCGAACACGTTAATCCATCGCCAGAGTTTGCTGCGGGGATATCTGGCGGTAATGCGGCTGCATTGATTCAAGGCGCAGCTTCTCTTCCTGCGCTTGCAAAGAGCGCGGCTAAGGGCGCTACGGCTGGATCAAAGGCGCTGGCAAACGAAGCCGCCTACCGCATTCACCAAGCCATGACGACCGGTCAGGGGCCGCTTGCTGGTGCGCTTGCTGGTGTAGCGCCGAGACAGTTGATCACCTATCACGGCACCCCGCATCGTATGGCTCCTACCCCGAAGAACCCGCTAGGTGAGTTTGATGCCAGCAAGATAGGGACGGGTGAGGGGGCGCAGGCTTACGGGCATGGGCATTACTTGGCTGAATCGCCGAAGGTTGCTAAGAGCTATAGAGATAAATTATCTGACGGGTTTACATTTCCCGGCGGAACTAAACTAGACTCTTCGGCATTAACGGATATGGGATTTAAGACGCCACAAGTAAAGGCAATTATTAGTTCATTGAATTTTCATCAAGGAGATGTAGCAAAAGCATCTCAAACTATTAGGGACAATGCTAGTTATTTGCGTTATGGAAGCGCAGAGCAAAACTCACTTCAAAAGGCTGCTGATTTCGTGTCAGGAATAAAGGCTAATGAATTGCCATCTTCCGGCTCCCTCTACAAAGTAGACCTCCCCGACGAGCAGATAGCCAAGATGCTGGATTGGGATAAGCCGCTGAGTCAGCAGCCACCATCACTTGGAATTCCTGCTCTCAAAGCACTGGAAGCGCAGCAACAATCCATACTTTCGCAACTGGTGCCTCTTGAGAACGCCGGTAAGCAAATGACTCCAGAAGGCAATGCGCTCCGCGCACAACTTGACGGCATAGCGCAGGCGGTGAACAGGTATCATGTAGGGAATAAAACTGGCGGCGATTATTACACACAACTTGCATTAGAAATGGGGTCGCCAAAAAATGCATCTGAGGCGCTGATGCAATCAGGCGTTTCCGGCATCCGCTACCTAGACCAAGGCTCCCGCGCCTCTGGTGAGGGAACGCGCAACTTCGTAGTCTTCCCCGGCAATGAAAACATGATGAACATTGTGGGCAGGGAGAAGGATGGCGGCGCTATTCACATGACTGGCGGTGGCAAGGTTGGCGCTTTCAAGGCGTTGGGAGAGATACTTGTTGGTGGCGCAAAGGTTAAAGTTCGCCCCCCATCCGACAACGTAGCAAACGTGCGTGACGCCAACTTCCAATACCCGAGGACAATAGGCAATCAGAACGTAAGCATAGGCGATTTAAGGGGCGGCGTTCGATTTGACAAGCAAGAGACTCAGCGCGTCAATCAGTTGGCGGCAAAGATTGCCAGCCCTGAGGGATATATCAGCAGGATCATTGTAGACCACAACAACAATGTCATTGAGGGTCAGCATCGTTTAGAGGCTTTGCGTAAGCTGGGGGCAAAAGAAGTTCCAGTCTACAAGATAGAAGACCTTGCGGACACGATGCCGGTTGCTAAGATGGAATCTGCCATGCAGTCTGTTGGTGCAATACACTCAGATCATGTC